ACCAACACAAATCGAGGTCGATATCATTATGTCGATTGATGCAATATTTGAAATGAGAGAGGTTTAAATGTCTGACACCGCTTCATTGATAGTCAGGGTTAGTTCAACTGGCTTAGCTAAAACATCAAAAGGTTTGAGTGGGCTAACCAGCTCTGCTTTAAAGGCTACTGGTGCGATCACCGGATTGGCATCAGCAGGTGCCGCACTTAGCAAGCTTGTAAGCGTAACCCGCCAAACGGACATATTAAACGCAAGCCTATTAACCATGACTGGCAGTTCTGCAAATGCAGCGCTAGCATTCAGAGAGCTTGAAAAGTTTGCTAACAATACACCTTACGCGCTAGAACAGTCTGTAACGGCTTTCACTAAGCTAGTATCGTTAGGCCTAAACCCTTCACAAAAAGCATTGATGGCTTACGGTAATACTGCTGCCGCGATGGGTAAAGATCTTAATCAGATGATTGAGGCTGTAGCCGATGCGACAACAGGAGAGTTTGAGCGACTAAAAGAGTTTGGCATCAAGGCTAGCCAGCAAGGCGATAAGGTATCGTTTACATTCCAAGGCGTAACCACAACAGTTAAAAAGAATGCCGCTGAAATTGAAGGATATTTGCAGGGAATTGGTGAAAATAACTTTGCCGGCGCAATGGAAAACAGAATGGCAACGCTTGACGGTGCTATATCTAACCTTGCTGACTCTTGGGATGGATTGTTTCGCGCTATATCCTCGCAAGGTGCTGGAGGGATAATTGAAGATCAGGTAAGAGAGGCTACTGCCGCGCTCAATGAACTTAACATCGTCATATCATCAGGGCAAGGGCTTGGTTATATAAATGCGTGGGGAGTTCAATGGCATAGTACAACAGAAGATATCAAAGTAGCCATTGATAGTGTTGATGCATTTTTAAAAGAAAAGCTTATTGATTGGGGGCTTAGCTCTCAAGAATCTTCAACAATTATGTCAGATGCATTCTGGCAATTCCCTGCAAATATTAGAGCTGCAATACAGATATCTACAGTTGAAGTTGCAGGATTCTTTGACAAGGTAGCAATATGGGGTGAAAAGCTAAATGCTGACAACATATTTTTACCTGGTGATGAGTTTATTAAAAAGTATTCAGACCAATTTGCAGCCATTGATAAAAATGTTTTAGATACCAATACACTATTCTTAAACGAACGTGATAAGCGCATCAGCAAGGTTAAGTCTGAGCTTGAGGCAGCAGACCAGTTGCGTGTTGCATATGAGCGTCAACAATCTGTCCCTGGCGCAGATTTAAGTCAGTTCAGTATTGCACCAGACGCAGGCTCCAGCAATAAACCAAGTGAAGCAGAGTCAAATAAACTACAGAAACAAAAAGACGACGCAGCCGCATACCTTGAAACTTTGCGTCAAGCTAACTTCAATGAGTTAGAGTTAATCGATACTCAAGAGATGGAGAAGTCTGCAAAACTGCAAGAATATCGAGACCTAGGGCTAGTTAGCGAGCAAGAATATCAAGACGCGCTAAACGATATAATTACAACAGCCGTGCTTGGTCGAGCCGATATAGCAAATTCAACGCTAGACAAGGAAGGTGAAAAGCAAGATGAAGCAAGGCGAGATTCTACAAAGGCCGAGGCTGCTGCGGCTAAGGCTAAAGAGAAGATAATTGATGACGGCATAGAAGGTCAGCGCAATATGACAGCCGACCTAAAGGCATCACTAGGCGAGCAAAGTGCAGCATACAAAGCATCTGCAATCGCTACGACAATGATCAACACCTATCAATCTGCGACAGCAGCGTTTACGTCACTTGCAAGCATACCCTATGTCGGAGTGGCTCTAGGTACGGCTGCCGCTGCCGCCGCAATAGCATCAGGTATGGCTAACATTCAAGCAATTAAAGGAGCTCGTGAGCAGGGCGGTTACATGAGTGCAGGTAGCCCTTATCAAATGGCTGAGCGTGGCAAAGCTGAAATCATCGTACCTGCTGGTAACTCAATAGCTAAAACAGCTAGTCAAATGCGCGATATAATGGGGCAAAGTGGTGGCGGCGGTGTAACGGGTGTTACAATCGTTAATAACACGACGGGGCGCGTGGATAACGCCACAACTGAAATGGATAATGAAGGTATGTTACACGTTATTATTGACGAGTACGTATCGGCGGCGCTATTGACGCAAGACTCAAATATCGCCAAGGCTCGTAAATCTTCATCAAATCAACCAGGATTCTAATATGAGCAATCTTGTTTTTCCTAGCACACTACGCCCCATAGTAAACAAAGGCTATGGACAGAAACGCGGCGGTAATATATGGCGCTCTCAAACGCAGGGAGGATTACCAAGGCAAGGTCGCGACACCTACTATGATGCCGTGCCAATTAACGTTGCTTTAGTCGTATCAAAGCTTGGCCGCTTAGTATTCTGGTCTTTCATTCAGAAGATTAGCGGCGGTGCTGATTCGTTTATAATGAATCACGATACCGGCGCAGGTATTGAGCCTCACAACGTTCAGATAACGAGTGATATTAGCGAGAACACACAGACAGGTGTTTTCTGGAATATAACATTTACAGCAACGGCAGAGCGTACAAGTGTTCAGGATAGCTCAGCATTAAATGATGCAATATTTGCGCTATATAATGAGTATGGCGAATCACTGCCAGCGTTTCTTGATTACTATGCTTCGTATTGTACTTCACCGATGTTCATCAATGACCTACCGGAGCCTAGCTAATGACGTCTGCAACGGTTAAAGCTGCATACCGTGAAAAGCTTGCTTCAAATCCTGATGGAGAGATAGCGGTAGGAACGTGGGAAATCTATCACCCATTAATGAGCAAGCGCTATTATTTCGTAAGCGATCAAGTATCACTTACTGCATTGATTGAAACTGGTGCAGAGGTAACTTTTGATCCTGCAAACATTAGCACTAAGGGCGCTGCAAATAATGCTGACATGAATCAATCAGCATCTATGACAATTGCGGATCCATTTAATGAGCTAGATAATGAGCTTGATATGATACCTCTTTATAATGAGATCTTACCACTACTTACATTCAGGACTTATTTACTTTCTGACTTAACGTATCCTGCGTGGGGTCCAGTTGAATATGAGGCTCAAGACATTAATCAGGGCAAGGGAAGTTTTACGGCAACAGTATCGGCGCCACGAATAAATAACCGCGGCACAGGATTAATAGTAACCCCAACACTGTGCCCATTAATACGCGGCCTATTAATATGAATCCGCTTACTGAGTACACAGGCAAGGCATATAACTTCCTTACTTACAATTGTTGGGATCACGTTAAAGCTGTTCGCGCAAAAGTCGGAATGCCTACACCGAAATTTGATTGCACATCGCCTGAATTTATTAATGACACTTTTATCAATGCTCACGATAACAGTAAAGGCCTTAAGCAGTCTGAAACGCCTAGCGACTACTGTGCTGTGCTAATTGCATCAAAGCGCGGCAGGCGTGTATTATGGCATTCTGGGGTATATCTTGACGGCATTGTATCTCACTGTGATAGATTCTCGCGACAAGTACGCACGGACACGCTAAAATCAATAATAGAAAAGTCTGAGAGGGTAGAATTTTGGCAATAATTAATCATTACACTCGCGCTGAAAATGGCGAGTTTAAGCATGTTGTAGTAAACAAATATTCTAGCCCTATGGAATTTGTTGTTAGTGAACTTAGTGACGGTGTTCCATTTCGCTGCATACTTAATGGCATTGATGTAAGTCAAGATTTTGACGTCATGGCTTGTGATGGTGAATTTACAATAATTGAATCACCTGGCGGCGGCATACTTGATCCGTTCTCATCATTTAATGATCCACTTGGATTAAATCGTAAGATTCGAGATGCAATCCTACCAACTATTGATGGTCCTGCAAATGCCCAAGCTGTAAGCGCTAACAACTCGCTAACCAATCGCACAAATAAGCCTAGACCATATGCTAGAGCATTTGATATTTGTGGTACAGTGCAAAGCATACCAAGCGACTTAATGCAGCCATACAGCATCTATGATTCAAGTAATAAGCAGTTTGATTATGGCTATTACTATGTTGCTCGTGGTTTTATTGATACTCCAACAAGCGGAGTTCTTGACGGTGATACAAACTTATCTACTGTTTCAGGTTCAAGCGCTAACTTCTACGCCCCATATACCAGCCCAAACAATGCATCACCTACAATTATTATTGGTGAACTAATTGATGAACCATTATTTATTGGCATACGCTCGAATAGTATTGATGGCATAGAGCTAAAAGCCCCAAATGAATATGAGCTTAAGTTTATTGATGTTGTTGTTAACTGCCAACTTTCCGGTACTGTTGGAAGCTTAGTTGATGTAACTGGTGGATCTTCATTTGATGACTTATTTAGCGTTGATCAATCTGTAACTTTGACAAACATAAAATCAGGAACTGCCGTTCTTGATGGCACATATAATGTACTGGCAGTATCGAGTACATCTATAAGTCTTGATGTATCAGCAAATTTAATTCAATGGAACAAGATTTTAGCTGGTGATGCCGCCATGGACCCAAGCGGAGAGGCTAAAGTATCACCTACAAACATCAACGAGGCAGGATTTACAGATTGGGTAACGATTAGCACTATCAAGCCTAAGCGGTTAGTAGCAAACATTGTAGCTAGACAAGGAATGTATAAAAGCTCTGGTGGTGGAACAACAAACAGTAATTCAGCAACAGTTGAGCAGCAATGGCAGTTAATTGACGCAGATGGAAACCCATATGGGCCAATAAACTCAGTATCAAAAACTCTTTCCGATAAAACACGGGAAGAGGTAGGGATGAGCTTAATTGTATCAATGCCAATTCAGTCATCAGTTCGCACTAGACTTAGAAGATCAAGTAATCTTGATTTGGATTTTGAGGGACAGGTTGTTGATGCGCTAACATACAATGATTTATTTGGTCAGATTGAGGATTTAACTCCTCATTACGGGGATTTACTGACCGTGCATAGCAAGCGAAAGAATACCGCACAGGCAACATCAATTAAGGCTCCACAACTAAAAGTATTATCAACTGAAATGGTTTATAAGTACCTTGGCGGAGGGGTATTTGATACCGTTATGACTCCAAATACCCAGGCAGTACAAACCATCATTAGGCTAATGAGAGATCCTTTAATTGGTAATCTCGATATGAGCGTTGATAGTATGGATAAACTGCTAGAGGTTCAGGAAGAAATAGAGGATTATTTCGGAGATGCTAAAGCAGGTCAGTTTAGCTATACATTTGATGATGCTAAAACCACTGCTCAAGAAATATGCCAAACTATTGCAGGCGCTATATTTTGCACAGTTTACCGAGAAGGTAACGACGTAAGGTTATTTTTTGATAAACCTGCAACTGGTCCATCAATGGTGTTCACTCATCGCTCGAAGGTTGGTGCTGAAAAATGGACTCGTACATTTGGAAGTAATGCAAAGGATTCAGTGGAGTTTAGTTATATTGATCCTGATACTAATATACGCGAAACGATTTACATTCCTGAAGATGGCGGGATTAATCCAAACAAAATCGAATCGAAAGGTATACGCAATTACAAGCAAGCTTACTGGTTAGCGCATAGAGCAAGACAGCGCGATCTACTTAATCGTGTAGCTGTTGAGTTTACAGCGACCGAGGAAGGTATCTATGTTGTAT